GCTGGCGATCTGCCCCTGCCTGGCGGCGGCGGCCGCTTCTGGCCCAAGGGCAGCGAACCCGCCTCGTCGCACCCCAACTGCCGCTGCTACCTGACGCCCGTGTATCAGGACGCCGACGACGTGATGGATCAGCTAGAGCGGTGGGTGGAGAACCCCGCCGCCCCGGACATCGACCCCGGCCTCCAGACCTGGGCCGATTCGCTCGACCGCGCCGACATCCTCGGCCTGGGCGCCGGCCCCGTGGTCCCGCCCGCCCCAGCGGTCACGCCGGTCAGCGGCCAGGGGCCAGAGCAACCGCCGCCCGCGCCAGGCACCATCCCGCCCCCCTCGCGCAATGGCGCCGAGTCGCTGGCCGGCGTGCTGGCCGATGCGGCCGCCTGGGACGACGAGGCCGCCGCCCGGTTGCGCGAGATCGAAGCCGCCGACGCGGCCTCCAACGCGGCCTACACCCGCTGGCGCGACGCCCGCCGCAGCGACCCGTTCGCCAACCCCGATCTCAACCCCGACTTTCAGGAGTACCGCCGCCTCGACAAGGTCACCGACGATCTCCGCGCCGAGCGCCGCCGCCGCCAGGTGGAGGTGGTCGAGGACACCCGCAAGAAGTGGATCGACGCCCCCGAGGGGCCGCTCGACGTGGACCTGCGGTTCACCAGCAACCGGGGCACCGTGCTCACCGGCGCCAGGGTGCCGGAGCACTGGGCCAAGGGCGCCGACACGTTCCGCCGCATGGTCGGCAAGGGCGCCCTGGACCACGCCATCCCCGCCGATCAGCGCGCCCAGGGGTTCAAGCCCACGCTGCCGATCGAAACGATGCTGAGCCGCGACTCCAGCTATGACAGCGGCCGCTCGTACCACTACCAGGGCGTGGTCACGATGCACCCCAAGGACAAGACCGCCCGCACCGTGGTCCACGAGGCCACCCACTGGCTGGAGCACAACTCGGGCGAGCTTGCCAACCGCATCCAGGGCGAGATCGACCGCCGCACCCAGGGCGAGCAGTGGGAAACGCTCCGCAAGCTGACCGGCAACAAGGGCTACCGCGCCGACGAGCGGGCCAAGCCCGACGCGTTCCACTCCCCGTACATGGGCAAGTACTACAGCGGCCCGCGCTCGCACGAGTTCATGACCATGACGCTGGAGGCGATGTCGGCCAACCCGTTCGAGTTCGCCAGGCGCGACCCCGAGTCGTTCAAGTTCGCCATCGACACCCTGGCCGACATGCGGCGCGGGTTCCCCCAGGTGTCACCCTCGACCGGCCAGGTGGTGCCCACCACGCCCTCGACGGCCCCGCCCGAGCGCCCGCCGGCGCCCACCCGCCAGTCCAGCGGGCCGCCCACCCCGGTGCGCCTCCAGGCGGGCGATGCCCGAGCGGTGGCCGACGGCCAATCCAAGAGCGGCCCGCTCGACCTCGACGGCGACGTGCGCCTGGACGCCCTGGTGGAGCGGCGCGGCCTCACCGATCGCACCGGCCGCACGTTCGTGGGCCACGCCTGGGAGCTTGCCGCCGAGAACATGGAGCAGATCAGCGCCATGATGCTGGCGGCGCCGGGCCAGGTGATGGCCCTGCCCCGCCGCGCCGGCAGCGCCACCGAGGCCGAGGCGCGCACCCTCGCCACCGAGGCCGGCGGCCAGTTCAAGGTCGTGTACGACATCGAGGTGCCCAGGGGGATGCGCGCGGCCCTGCTGGACGCCGACGACCTCACCCGCGCCGTGTTCGACAAGGGCGCCAAGGTGGTGGTCACGGCGCCGATGGATGCCTCGCCCGGCCTGTTCACGATCAAGGGCCGCCTGGTGCCGCCCGACTACCAGCCGACGGCCAAGGCGATCGCCCCCAGGCCGACCAAGTACGAGCCGGCCACCACCATCGCCGACGCCAAGCGGTTCTCCGAGGGCCTGGGCGTGGAGCATCACAACTACGCCGACACGCCGCTGGACCTGAAGATCGCCAACGAGGCCAACCAGTACCTGTTCGCGATGGCCGAGAAGGGGGTGTCGATGCCCAAGACGCTGACCATCGAGGACTCCGCCGATCGGGAGGTGGTCGCCATGTACCACCCGAGCGGCGAGTACCTGGCGATCAACCGACGCAACTCGTGGTGGGCCAACCCCGAGGCCGAGGCGCGCCAGGCGGGCCTGAGCCACTGGCTGTCCAGCAGCGACCCGAACCACGTCGTGCTCCACGAACTGGCCCACCGCCAGCACGAACTGGCGCTGCGCGAAGCCGGCCAGGGCGGCACGATCGGCGCCCACACGCCGTGGGACGCGGCCGACGCCCACGGGCGCCAGGCCATCCGCTCCGAGGTGTCGCGGTACGCCGACGACCAGCCCTCCGAGTTCGTGGCCGAGGCCTACACGGGCATGATGAACGGCAAGCGCTACTCCGACACCGTGCTGGCCGTGTACCGCAAGTACGGCGGCCCCGAGGTCCAGGGCGTGGCCGGCACCGCGCCCCTGGCGGAGGCCGCCTGATGGTGGCGCTGCCGGCGTGCATCGACTGTGCCCGCTTCCACCGCCTGGACCTCCAGCACAACACCTGTGACGCCTACCCAGCGGGGATTCCCGCCGCCATTCAGAGCGGCCGCGAGCGGCACGTCCAGGCGTTCCCTGGCGACCACGGCCTCCAGTACCAGCGCCTGGGGGCGGATGCGGCCCACCCGGCCCCCGAGCTACCCTCCAGCGCGTGAGTGCGCGGCTGTTCCTGCCCGATGGCACGCGGTTCGTGGTGACCGATGCGGAGGTGCTGCCGGCGCCAGGCCAGCCGCCCGGCCTGGGCGGGTACGCCGAGACGCTGACCGCCCGCGCGGAGGCCGATTGGCAGGACCACCAGGGCTACGAGCCGGATGCGGACTGCGCTCGGGCACGCTGGCTGGCGGAGTGGGCGGGCGGCGAGTACGAGTGCGACGACATGCCGGCAACCAGCGTGGCTGACCGCACCGACTGACCCGCAACCCTAGCGAGCAGTGGCGTGGGCGCGCTAGGGTCCGACGCCAAGCTATCGTGTCGGGGGTCGTGTACCGGGCGGGCCTGTCTGGCGGCCGCCCACGAGCCAACAACGGGCAGTACCTCCCGTGGGAGCCTGCGCCTACCTCGCGGCAGCAGCCCCCGCCGCCGCAACTGGAATCGCCGCCCCCGCCACCCCTGACCACCCGCATCTGGCGCCGCGATGCAAACCTGCCCGGCGACGTGCGGCCCGGCCTGGGCGGCATCACCACCGGCCCAGGCGCCCGCCAGGACACGCCTCCGCCGCCACCCGCCGCGCCGCCGCCCCCTGCCGCGCCGCGCCGCCGAGGAAAGGCCCCCAAGTGAGCCAGGCCTACGTGGTTGCTCGCCTGTGCGGCGAGATGCAAGCCGCCGACATCCCCCTGTCCCAGGCCGTCAGTCAGGCCCAACTCGACGCCCTGCTCAACGGCGACGACGACCCGTTGCAGGTGGTGATCGAAGTCGCCCCAGGCAAGTCCTCGCGCGGGTGGCACTACACCGAGCCGGCCCTCCAGAAACTGGTCGGCCACGTCGAGCAGCGATCGCTGGCCGGCATCATGGGCCACCAGCGGGACGAGGACATGAGCCACGAGTTCCGCACGCCCGTCACCCACTGGGTGGGGGCCAAGTGGGACCAGGGCAAAGCCTACTTCCGGGGCGTGGTGGACAAGGCCGCGCCCGATCTCAAGCGCTGGATTCGCGCGGGCCGCGTCACCCAGCCCTCCATCTTCACGCGGCCCACGCTGGCCCGAAACGCCCGAGGCGAGCAGGAGGTGGTGGACCTCGAACCCCTGGGCATTGATTGGGCGCCGCTCGACAGGGCGGGCATGAGTTCCGCGCGCATCGTCGCGTGGGGCGAACTGGCCGACGGCGAGTCCTCCGGGACGCCCGGCGGTACGACCACTCCCCAGGGAGGAACCCGGCACATGGAACGATCCGAGGTCATAGGCGAGTTCGCCGGGCTGAGTGGCAGCCCGTTGACGAACCTGGCGGATGCGGCCGAGCGCAACCCCGCGTTCAGGCCCACCATCGAGGCCGTGCGCGCCTCGGGCGAGATGGAAACGCTCCTGGGCAAGCCGCCCGCCGAGCACGTCGCCCTGGTGCGCGCCCTCCTGGCCGAGCGCGATGCGCTCAAGGCCGATCTCACCGCGATCGGGGAGATGGATGGCAAGCCCTACACCGAGGCCCGCGCGGTCGCGGCCGGCTACAAGCAGCGCGGCGACGATCTCCAGACCACCGTGACCACGGTGCGCGCCGCCACCATCGCGCCGCGCGTGCACGCCCTGGCGGAGGCGAAGTTCCCCGGCGACGGGTTCAAGTTCCAGCGGCAGGTGTTCGAGGACGAACTGAACGTGTTTGTTCAGGGCAAGGACGTGGACACCACCGAGAAGCTGGAGGCGGTCGCGGGCGAGATGCTGGCGACCCCGCCCTGGAAAGCGCGCATGGAGACGGTCGGCACCACCTCCACCACCATCAACCCCGCCACCAGCCGCACCAGCCAGAACGGCTCCAGCGGCCCCGACATGAGCGTGTTCGGCGCCAGCCACACGCCGATCTCCGCCTAGCTCAGGCGAGACAGGAGGACCACGCCAGTCATGGCCGAAGCACAGACTCCCGAACCTGGGCCGCAAGGCGTCGAGACGCTCGAAACCGAGCACACCGCCGCGCCACCTGAAAGCTGGCCCGCGCCCCAGTCCACGGTCGCGAACATCTACAACGTCATCGCCCCCAACATGGGCCGCAAGGTGGACGACGGCCAGTCCGTCCGCGTCACCTGCCCCATGGCGCGCACCCTGGCCCAGGGTGAGTTCGCCGTGCTGGACAACTTCCACGGCTTCAACCTCACCAAGCCCAAGGTGTCCACCTCCACCGCCGAGCCGGTGATCCTCCAGACCGACGGGGCCACCTACGAAACGACCCAAATCAACACGGCGGATGCGTTCGCCACGGTCGGCCAGGTGGTGTATTGGGACGAGACGAACAAGCGGCTGACCACCACCGCCTCCACCAACCGCGCGGTCGGCAAGGTGGTCCTGCCCAAGGACGCCTCGGGGTGCATTTGGATGCGGCTTCTGCCGCAGCCGGCGACGTAGGGAGGGGCTGAACCATGATCGTCTACTCCATCCCCGACCTGATCGCCCGCCGCGCTGAGGGCGAGCACGTGTTCCACGAGGGCTTCGAGGTGTACGGCAAGCCCTACAAGGTGGACATCAAGATCGTCAGGGGCGAAATCCTCGACCGCCCCGTGTTCCGCCCAGGCGGTCCCAAGATGCTCGACATGCTGGGGCCTGGCCCTGGCATGCGCGGTGTCGCGGGCGAGCTTCTCACCACCCCGCCGTTCCTCGACGCCTTCGTCCAGAAAACGGTGATCGACGTGGCCGCTGGCCGCGAGTCGGTGCCGGTGCTCTACACCCCCGTGTACCGCCGCATCACCGACGCCAACTTCACCGAACTGGTCAACGTCGGGTCGATCACCACCCGCGCCAACGTCGTGTTCCTCGACCACATCGAGGGCGAGGAAGTGGTGTTCGGCGCCCGCGAGTGGGCCACCGGCCAGTCCGTGCAGCTGTACACCTACACGGCGGGCTTCGAGTGGACCGAGGACTTGGTCGAGTGGGACAAGACGTGGGAGGCCACCCAGGCCTCGGAAGGCTTCGGCCGCGCCTACAACGCGCTGCTGAACCACCTCCACCTGGGGCCGATCATCAGCTACACCTACCCCGCCAAGAACCTCACCGACGGCACCACGAACAACCCCAACACGGGCACCGCCTGGCCGGCCAACACCGACCAGCGCATCAAGTGGCACGACACCATCCGTGCCGCCATGCAGGACGCGGCCTCGGACACGGCCACCGACACGGGCCTGCCCAGGACGCCGAGCGTGATGCTGGCGCCCACCTCCGCCAGGTTCGGCCTGGAGGACTCGATGGGGGCGTTCACCATCAACAACACCCCCTACCCCGCCATCTCGGGCATCGGCACGGTGATCTACTACGACGGGTACTCGATCAAGGTCGGCCGCAAGACCTACACCTACCCAGGTGTGCCGGCCAACACGGTGTTCCTGATCGACCCCAGCCAGTACCTCATCGAACTGGTCAAGCACGACCTCCGCGTTGACGCGTTCCCTGGCGACATGAGCCGCCTGATCGCGCAGCAGGTGATCGCCCGCACCCGGCGGGGGGTGTTCGCCGCACCCGAGGAATGCGTCCAGAAGGTGCTGCTCTCCGCCACCTAGCCCCCCTACCCAACGGGGCGCCGGGCCTCGCCGCCTGGCGCCCCTTCTCCCCCAGGAGGCCCGCCGCCATGCCACTCACGATCGCCCCGCCGATGCCCACCAGTGGCGCCGACATCGAGGTTCCCGTCCGCAACACCGACGTTCGCAAGGGCTTCACCCTGGCGCCGCCCGCCGACGTGCGCGGGCCGGCCATTGAGGTGCCGCGCACCGCTCCAGCGGCCGAGGAAGAGGGCGAGGGCGACGAGGGCGGCGAAACCGAACCAGCCGCATTCCAGGCCACGGCCGCCACGGTGCCACGGGCCACCGCCGCCGAACTGATCGCCCAGGCCCAGGCGGCCACCACCGCCGCCGAGCTTGACGCCATCGAGGCCCAGGCCGAGGGCCGCACCACCGTCCTCAACGCGGTGGCCGAGCGACGGGCGCTGATCGGCGCATGACCCTCGCCCCGCCAGGTGCCGGCCTCCGCGTCGAGCCGACGCCCGAGAACATCGCGCTGCTGCGCGCCATCCTGAACGACCCCATCCCTCCGGGCGGAACGGATGCCGATTGCATGTTCAGCGACGAGGCCCTGGCGGCCATCCTGCTCGCCTCCGACAGCATGGCCCAGGCGGCCTACCTGGGCTGGAGCCGCAAGGCCGTGTTCTACGCCGACCCGAATCGGCTGGTGCGCGGCCAGATCGGCTCGGAGTCGCTGCAATTCCCCGACCCCAACGACCTCATCAAGTGGGCCAACGACCAGGCGCAGTGGTGGAAAGATCAGTGCGAGCCACCGCCGGTCATGTGGCTCCGCTCGGTGGCCGCGCCCTGTTTCTTCGGGGTGGACGGCCCCTACTCCGCGACCCACTGCGGCAACGGCAGCGGTGGGCCGTGGTACGACGACGATGCCTCGCGCCTGGGTGGCGTCTATGGGTACGGCCGTGATGGCTACGGCCTGCACGGCGTCACCGGCGGAGGCCCGTGACCGCCCCGCGCCCCCTCGGCCCCACGCGCGGCCTGCCACCCGCCCTCCGATTGCGACGCGCAATTGGCCTGCCCACCCCCCAGGGCGGCGGCCCGCTCGTTGTCACCGAGGCGCTGGTCGGCTGGCTGCCCAGGCCGGCGGGAATGGGCCGCCTGGTCCTGGGTGGAGGCGGCGGGGGCGCCACGTTGGGCCAACGCCTCCTGGCGACGTACGCCCCCTCCGTCCGCACGCCCCGCGCGGGCGAGCCTGAGCCACTGCCGCCGGGCATGCTCCAGTACCTCGCGGGCCACCAGCAACTCATCAATCAGAACCCGATCGCGCTCACGTTCGAGCGGCGCACCAGGGCGCGCTCGGGTGCCCCTGGCGGCGCCTACGACGACTGGCGCCTGGACCCGCCCGAGGGCCTGGGTCCGTTCGTGTGCCGCACCCACCAGAACTACGGGCGGGGCAGCACCCAGGTGTCCGACCCCCTGACCGGCTCCCAGGAGCGCGACCAGACGTGGGGCATCATCATGCCTGCCGACGTGCCCCTCCGCACCACCGATGGCGAGGACGGCAACGTCCGCGTGGAATTCCTCCACCCCGTCCACGGGCGGTTCCGCCTGCGCCGCCTGCGCGGCCTCGACTACTCGGGCGTCCTGTTCGGCTGGCAGGCCGATCTCGAACGCATCTCCGGCCAGGGGCCAGTGCCCCCCACCGGCACCGTGGTCACCGTTCCGAGGACCGCCTGATGGCCCTGAACGATCGGTTCGCGGAGGTCCAGCGCAACGCCCGCGCCCGCATGGTGCGCCTGCGGAGCAGCATGATCGCCGCCACCCAGGTCACCGCCGGGCAGATCGAGCGCGACCTGAAAACCCACGCCCCGTGGGTGGACCGCACCGGCAACGCCAGGAACGGCCTGCGCGCCACGCCCGCCGTGTTCAAGGCCACCCCCGACGAGTTCGAGGTGGGCATCATCACCGGCCACTCCGTCGAGTACGGCATCTGGCTGGAGGTGCGCTGGAACGGGCGGTTCGCGATCGTCGGCCCGACCACCCGCGCCTGGGCGCCGCGCTACTTCCAGCGCATGGAGCGCCTGCTGGCGGCCGCCGCGCGAGGGGGCGCCTAGCCCGTGGTGTCGCTGCGCTCGCTGGTGGCCGTGGCGCTGATCGGGGATGGCACCAACCCGTGGGCCGATCGGGTGGTGGAAACCGCCGGCGCCACCGCCGACGAGCACTTGCCGTGGATGACGGGCGGCCAGCAGCCGTGGATCGTGGTGCGCGGCGGCCCGACCACGCTCGGCCCCAGCGGCGGCGCCAGGGTGACCCAGGTGGAGGTCTGGCCGCACGGGCCGATGTCGGCCTGGTCGGGCATCGACAACCTCGAAACCCTGTGCGTGGACATCCTCGACCAGCAGGTAGTCGCCACTCCGGCCGGGGCCACCGAGCCAGACGGCTACCTGCTGTCCTATGAGGGCACGCCCCTGGGCGATCAGGTGGTGGCCGAGTGGGACGCCTGGACCAGGCCGCTCAGGTTCGGCGCCGCCCGCCTCGGGTGGTTCGGCCCCGACGACCCGCGCGCCGCCCGGCTGCGGGCGCTCACGCCGGGCCTGCTGTGCGGCGACTGGCCGTGTGTGCAAACCGACCCCGCCACCTGGGTGCCCACCGACGACTGCCCCGGCATCTACTGGCGGCCCGACGCCGGGCCGGCCGAGATCATCCGCTACGCCAACTTCACGCTGTATCAGGAAACGCTGGCGTGCCACATCGTGGCGCCGGGGCGGGCCGCCCGCGATGCCTGGACCGATCGCGTGGCGCTGGCGCTGCCGGGCGACTGCCTGGACGCCCAGGTGCCGCCAGCCACCATGCTGCTGCGCCTGGTCAGCGAGAACCTGTACGCCGAGCCGATGGCCGACGGCCAACTGCGGGTGCAGGTGCAGTTCAGCGAAACAGCGTGCGACTGGTCGCCCGACGACCCGCCGCTGATCGAAGCCCTCGCCATCCCCGGCATTCCGCCTGGCGGCCCGAGCGTGTTCGTCCGCCGCCGTGGCCTGTCCGAGGCCGACCGTGCCGCTCTGTGGCGGGGTGCGCGCGGCTGACACCCACCCAGGAGGGAACACCATGACCGAAACACCGCCGCCCGAACCTCAGACCGAACCCGAGGGCGAACCTGTGCTGGTGCCGGGCATCGAGCAGTTGCCAGGCACCGAGTCCCAGGTGGGCGCGCCCTACGGACCGACGGGCATGTACCGCGCGGGCGATCTCGTGACCCGTGCGCGGGCCTGGGGCACCCGCCCCGCCGTGGTGCGCGCCGCGTTCAAGGCCAAGGGCGTCGAGACGATGTCGCTGGCCGACGCCGAGGCGGCCGTGCGCGAGTACATGAGCCGCCCCTCGGTGGTGCCCCGCCGTGAAACCCCAGCAGGAGGTCAGGCCTCATGGTGATGTTGGTCGATCCCGGCCAGCCGATGGAGCGGCCGGGCATTGGCATCGTTATCTCCAGCGCCGAAACGCCCGTCAACCCCGCGCGTGGGGTGGTCGGGTACGTGGGGCGGTCGCGCACCGGGCCGCTCAACAAGCCCCAGCGCCTCACCAGCGTTGGGGCGATCATCCGCCGCTTCGGCGGTGGGCCGTTCGGTGGTGAGAACGGCAACACGATGGATGGCGCCTGTCAGGCGCTCCTGGGCCGCGCCACGGCGGTCGAGGTGGTGCGCGCCGGCTCGGGCGGCACCGCCTCCACGTTCAACCTGCTGGAGGACGGCGTCGGCGGCGCGGCGGGCATCCTCGTGGAGGCCGTGGGCGTCGGCTCGGGCGGCGATCAACTCTCGGTGGCCCTGGCCGGTGCCACCACCGACCCCTCGCGGGTGATCATCGTGTACGAGGGCGGCCTGGAGCGCGAGCGCATCCGCTACAGCCCTGGCAGCCCCGCCAATGAAGAGGACAACCTCATCGCCGCCTACGCCACGGTGGGGTCCGACTACATCGTCCTCTCCAAGGCCGCCACCGCCACCGGCAAGTCCCTGGCCGAAACGCCCGCCTCCAGCCTCTCGGGCGGCATCGACCCGACCGTCACGTTGGCCGATCTCACCACCGCCCTCGATGCGCTCAGCGGGCGCCCGTTCGAGGTGGTGGCGTTCGACGCGGTGGCCGAGGAAGAGGTCGATCTGCTGATCGAAACCGTCAACGAGTGGATTCTCAACGGCAAGATGTGCATGGCCGTGGTGGCCGCCACGCCAGGCCTCGCCTGGACCACCAAGTGCGCCACCGCCAGGGCGATGAACAACCCCGCCGTGGTCTACGTCGGCAACGGGTTCTACTCCAGCCGCAAGATCACCGGTCAGACCGACAACATCGTGGAGGGCTACGAGGCCGCCGGCCGCGAGGCGGGCCGCCACGCCGCGCTCCCGCTGGGCCGCCAACTCACCCACGCGGCGGTGGCCGATGGCATCTCGGTGATTGACGAGCCGCCGCCCGACCTCGTGCCCGAGGGCCTGCAATCGGGGGTGTACCTGTACACCACCAACTCCCGAGGCCTGGTGTGGACCGAGCAGGGCATCACGTCCCAGACCGTGTTCGACGCCCCGCCCGTGTGGGCGCAGGCCACCGACTCGGGGTGGGGCAAGTCCCGCCTGGTGCTGACGCGGTTCCGCCTGCTGGCCGACATCGCCAGGGCCTGGGAGCCGCTGATCGAAACGGCGACCAACAACAAGGCCGGCCGCAACAGCATCCGCAAGGCCGCGCAGAACGTGATCGACCTCAACTACATCCCCACGGGCGCCGTGGAGTCGGGCACCGTGATCGAGCACCCCGACTACCCGCCGACCCTCGACAGGGCGACGTTCCTCATCGCGGAGCTTGTCACCCCTGACGGCGCCGAGAAGCTTGTGCTCGAAGCGCGGTTCAGGAGGTAGCCAGCCATGCCGCAACCAGTCAACCCTGGCCTGCTGATCGCGGGCTTCCGTGGACGCATGTACATGTACGACGGGTCCGTGTGGGGAAGCTGCACGGGGTGGGAGGTGACCATGAACTGGACCTCCACCGACGAGCACCCCCTGGGCACGATCGTGCCGATGGCCGTCACTCAGTCGGTCACGTTCGAACTCACCGTGTCCGAACTGACCATTGACGACAACGTGCCCGCCTCGATGCTGCGGGGCATCCAAGACCCGATGATGCCGTACATCCCCACGTACCGCTTCATCGGGGAGATCAGGCGCCCCGACGGCGAGACCGCCACCTACACGTTCGACAAGTGCGTCCCTGACGGGAGCAACCGCCTGGCGAACGCCACCCCTGGCGAGTCGATGAACCGCGAGTACACGTTCCGCATCAACAACCCGCCTGACCTGAGCGACATGCTCGGGTTCCAAGACGCCGCGCTGGGCCTCCAGTAGGCCCGCGCGCCCAGGAGGCGCACCCCCATGCCAGGCGCGAACGGACGCCACCCGGCGCCGGCCGACATCTCCGTCGGCGCCACCGCCCACACCAACGTGCCACCCGACCCTAGCGGCCGCCCCGAGATCGTGGTGCAACCCATTCAGCCCACGCGCATCGGCCCCTCCGCGCTCGCCCAGGACTCCGCCGACCAGGCCCTGCCGCCGGCGCGCATGTCCTCCGAGGAACTGCGCGAGGCCGAGGGCGACATCGTGGACGTCCTGTTCGGCGCCCACGAACGCTCGATGCGCCAGGTGGTGGTGATCGAGATACCCCGCCTGGGCAGCGTGCCGCTGTTTGACGACCAGGGCCGCGTGGAGCACAACGCCGACGGGTCGATCGCCACCGGCGTGTGGGCCATCCGCGTGCGGCCGCTGCACCACGAACAACTGCTGGAGGCCGAGCGCCGCGCGCGCAAGGTGTGGCGCCCCTCCGAGCGCACCGGCAAGCGCGAGTGGGTGTCCGACCCGGTGGACCAGGCGAATTGGATCGTCTACATGGGCACCGTGCCCGAGGACCGCCAGCGCCCTGGCGGCTGGGACGATCAGCGCATGTGGGCGCGGTTCGGCGTCCAGAACGGCCCCGAGCTTGTCGAGAAGCTGTTGCTGGTGGGCGAGAAGAACCGCGTGGCCGACGAGATTCGCAAGGCCAGCGGGATTCAGACCGACGAGGAACTGGTGGGAAATGCATCCGGCGGGGAGGGGGAGTCCTGACCCGCCTGCACAACGCCTGGCAACGCCACCACCTGGCCCCGTGTGTGTTCCTGGGCCTGGCTGGCCCGGCCGACGCCTGGTGCGACGGGTGCCGCTGGTTCGCCCTGGTGTCCGACGGGGTGCAGGCCAGCCTGGAGGACGACGCTCTGCGCGAGGCGCGCCTGCGCCGCTAGGGCCATGCCTCAAGAGCCGGGCCGCCTGGAACTGGTCAAGGCGATCAGCACGGCCATCATCGCCATCGTGCTCATCGTCGCCATGACGTGGATCGTGCTGTCGCCCTCCACCGACGAGGCCGCCTCCAAGGCCGCGCTGCTGGTGGTCGGCTCGGCCGTGGGGTTCCTGTTCGGCCGCGAGGTGCGCTAGGCCACCGTGCCCGCTCAGACCTACGAGGAAGTGATGCGGGTGCGCCTGGACGACCAGGCCACCCAGCCGATGCAGCGCATGGGCCGCCAGGCGGAGGAAACCACGCGCGACATGCGCGGCCTCTCCGCGAAGCCCTGGACCGTCAGCATCAAGGACGCCGCCACCGCCCCGATGCGCGCGATCTCGCGCACCCTGGCGACCCTCGCGAAGCCCATCACCATCCCGATCAAGGTCGCCTCCGGCGCCGCTGGCATGGTCAAGGGCGCGATCGGCGCCGTGGGCGGTGCCCTGGGCGGGGTGGGCCTGGCGGCGATGGGCGCGGGGGCCATCAAAGACCTGGCGACGGGGGCGGCCGACTTCGTGGGGCTTGGCCTGGCGAACGAGATGGAGCAGACCACCGCCAAGTTCAACGCGTTCACCAAGTCAGCCGAGCTCTCGGCCGAACTCATCGAGAAAGTGCGCGTCGAGGCGGCCAAGACGCCGTTCCAGTTTGGCGAGATGGCGACCTCGGCGGCCGCGCTGTACCCGGTGATGAAGCAAACGGGCAAGAGCTTCGATGACGTCATCAACCTGGCCGAAATCCTGGCCGCCTCCAACCCCGCCCAGGGCCTGGAGGGCGCCGCGTTCGCCCTCCGCGAGGCCGCCTCGGGCGACTTCACCAGCGTGATCGAGCGGTTCAACCTGAGCCGCAGCACGATCAACAAGCTCAAGGAACAGGGCGTGCCCGCCCTCGACGCCGTGCGCAAGGCGATGGAGGAAATGGGCTACGACTCGCAACTGGTCAGCGCGATGGCCGAGACGATGGAGGGCCGCTGGTCCACGTTCCTCGACACGTTCGATGAGGTGCGGCGGTCGATCGCCACGCCGATCTTCGATGCCCTGAAAGAGGCCCTGCTGGAGGCCTCGGACGCCCTGGACGACATGCTGCCGGCGCTCAAGGACATGGCGTCCTGGCTGGGCCAGAAGATCGCCGGCGCCATCCGCGTGGTGACGCGCACGATCGGCCCGCTCATCACCACCCTCCAGGCCCTGGCAACCGCGTTCACCAAGGACGCCGGGGCCATGGGCATCGTGTACGACATGATCCGCAAGGTGTTCGGGGAGAAGGCCGCCAACGCCGTGCAGCCGTTCCTCCAGAAGGTGATGGACCTCATCCCCCGCTTGCGCGAGATCGCCTCGCTGATCGCGGGCAAGGTGCTCGGGGCGGTCACCAGCGTCTGGAACATCATCAAGATGATGGCGACGGGCGACTTCGAGGGCGGCATCTTCGGCCTGGACGAGGACCACCCGCTGATCGGGTTCTTCCTCACGCTGCGCGAGAAGGCGATCGACGCCTGGGGCTGGATCACCGACACGGGCGCGCCGGCCGTCAAGGGCGCCCTGGACAGCCTGGGCAAGTTCATCGAGTCCGACGTGGTGCCCGCCCTGGGCCGCCTCAAGGGGTACATCGACGAAAACGTGGTGCCGGCCCTCCAGCGGTTCTACGACTGGCTCACGCCCAAGCTCCAGTCGGCGCTCGACTGGCTGCGGAACGAGGGCCTGCCTGGCGCGGGCAAGGCGGCCGACGACTTCGCCACCTCGCTGGGGCGGGCCACCGATGCCATGACGGGGATGCAGGCGGTGCGGCCAGGGTCGTTCCTCGACTCGTGGAACCTCAGCCTGCAAGCCCTGGCGAACACGGCGCAGCACATGCTGGGCATCTTCGAATCCCTGGGCCGCATCATCGGCGTGCTGTTCCCCCAGCAGGTGGGCCAGGAGTCCACCCAGGGCGTGAACCTGCTGACCGAGGTGCTGGACGGGATGGGGCGGCAGTTGCTCCAGACCGCCCAGGACATCGAAACGTTCGCCGCCGCCCTCGACGCCGCACTCAAGTGGCTGGCCGACTTCCTCGAAGCCAACCGCGACACGGTCCAGAAGCTGATGGCCCTGTGGCAGGAGTCGGGCGACAACATGCTGGTGTTCATGGTCAAGCTGGGCACCGAGATCGTGAACTCGCTGATGCAGGGGATGGCGGCCGGCCTCCAGAGCCTCAAGGATTGGATCAGCACCAACATCGTGGCGGCCATCCCCGAGCAGATCAGATCGCTGATGGGCCTGGCGCACGACACGGGGGCGATGGCGATGGTGGGCCAGCGCATGGTCGAGGAAATCATCATCGGCCTCAACGCCAAGAAGGGCGCCCTGCTGAGCGCCATCGGCGGCCTGGGCGCCTCCGCGATGGGCGCGGCCGGCTCGTTCTTCACGGGCGGCGGCGACGTGGACGCCTGGTTGACGGCGGCCATCCAGGCCACCGGGGTGCCGGCCTCCTGGCTGGCGGGCCTGCGGATCATCGCCATGAACGAGTCGGGCGGCAACCCCAACGCGATGAACGATTGGGACGTGAACGCGGCGGCGGGCGACCCCTCGAAGGGGCTGATGCAAACGATCGGGGCCACGTTCAACGCCTACAAGCAGGCCGGCCACGACAACATCCTCAACCCCGTCGATAACGCCATCGCCGCGATCAACTACATCAAGGCCCGCTACGGCGACATCTCCAGCGTCCCAGGCGTGGCCTCGGTGAGCGCCGGCGGCGCCTACAAGCCCTACGACGCGGGCGGCTGGCTGCCCCCAGGCCGCTCCCTGGTCGAGAACCTGACGGGCGCCCCCGAGCCGGTGCTGACGCCCAGCCAGTTCGGCGCCCTGGCCGGCGGCGGGCGCACGATCGTGGTGGATGTCGGGGGCCTCACCCTGAACGTGCCAGGTGGCGGCGATGCCCAGGGGCTGGCCGCTGCGCTGCCCTCGCTGGCCGATCAACTGGCGGGCCTCCTGGCGCCACGTCTGCGCCAGGCGCTGGACAACATGGGGGCCTGAGCCGATGCCACCGCGCGCCGCGACCGTCAGCCTGTACGACCCCGAAGAGGACCAGTGGCTGTATTTCCCGATCGCCCCCCAGGAGATCAAGACCAGCGCCGCCACCGAGGACGCCTCCATCCGCCTCGACCACTTCGGCACCCTGGCCCGGCCGATCGGCCGCCCGCCCACCACCTACACCTGGGACGGGACGTTCTACGGGCCGACGCGGTTCGGCCAG